ATAAAAGTGCTGTTGTTTTAGATGGCGATGTTTTATCTCTTGATATTGCAGCAAAAGATAAAGCAAAGGCTGAAGCAGTAGTCGCTGCTCATAACGGCACTATCTAGCATAATCTTGAGGGATTGTGTCTAAATGAAACCATGGTTATCAAAGGCGGCGGTTCAGTTAAGGGAACAGATTGACGACGCCTTCGCTGATCGCTTACGTAAATCTGATGGATGGGCTGCTGATAGTTTGCATCAACAAAGAGGCAAAAGCGATCACATACCCGACGCAAAAACAGCGGTGGTACGTGCAATCGACGTTGACGCTCGCCTTTCTGACGACAAAAGAACTTCAGCATATTTGGCAGATCAGTTACGACAATACGCCAAACATAACGGACGTATTCTGTATGTAATTCATTTAGGTCAAATTGCTTCGCCGGTGCTTAACTATAAATGGCGACGCTATCGAGGCTATAACCGCCATGACCACCACATACACATTTCATTTAGAAAAGATCAAGATAACAACTCAGAGTTTTTCAACATACCACTACTAGGGGGTAGCAATGAATAAGAAAACACTTGCAATAATCAACTCATACGCACGCAGCGCATTTGTTTGTTTAGCAACAGTTTACGTAACAAATCCTTCAGGTTCATTTGATGACATTTGGAAGGCATTTTTAGTTGCTTTTGCAGCACCTTTATTGCGTGCGATCAATCCTGACGATCAGGCATTTGGCTTAGGTAGCAAAGAGTAATGACAGCCCCTGAGTGGGCTGGCTTTGCTGCTGGAATTACCACCACATTAATCGGATTACTTGCTGGCTTTCGTTGGCTAGTAAAAGGTTGGTTAAATGAACTTTTACCAAATGGGGGAAAAAGTCTAAAAGACCAAGTGACACGCCTCGAACAAAGACTGGATGAACTGATAATTGTCATTAGTAGGAAGTAAACTTTTACCATGGCTACAAAACGGAAACCGAGAAAAAAAGTCGCAAGGCAACGCCGTACCACTAAAGAGCCTATATTAGTCAAAATTGACTTTTGGGCGATTGCCGCTAAAGAGGTTTATGATGCTTGCCGCAGGGCTGGCATGGATGAGGGAACTGCACTTGCTTTTGCAATGGACAGATCATCTTATCCCGATTGGATAGTTGACCCTAAAGACCCAATCAAAAATCCTCTTGACGACTTTGATGAGGATGACGATTAGCATACAAAAAATTGCGTTTATTAGTGACTTGCAAGCCCCATTTATTGACGAGCAAAGCGTCAAATTAGTTGGGCGTTTTTTACAAAAATGGAAACCTCACCGCACCATTCAAATTGGTGACGAAATTGATCTACCTCAACTTGGTGGATTTAATGCAGGAACAATAGATGAGATGGTTGGAAACCTAGATGATGACAGAAAGTTTACGCAAGAGGTTTTACAATACCTTGGCGTTACTGACGTACTAGGTAGCAATCATGGAATCAGACTTTACCGATCAATCAAGAAAAGGCTTCCCTCTTTCCTCAACTTACCTGAACTGCAATATGAACGTTTTATGGGGTATGATAAACTTAAGATTAAATTCCACCCCTACGGACTTGATTGGGCGTACGGCTGGACGGCAGTTCATGGAGATTCTTTCCCTCTTAGCCAAGTACCATCACAAACAGCCTTAAATGGGGCTAGGAGACTAGGAAAGAGCGTGGTGTGTGGTCACACCCATAGATTAGGGTTATCAGCCTTCACAGAGGCATCTAGGGGGCAGGTAGGGCGTACTGTATGGGGTTTAGAGGTCGGTAACTTAGTTGATCTAGCCTCAAGCGGCATGGCTTATACGAGAGGTTATGCAAACTGGCAGCAAGGTTTCGCAGTAGCCTACGTTCAAGACCGCAAAGTACAGGTAATTCCTATACCTATTAATAATCACTCATTTATCTTTGAGGGCAAACTTTACAAATAACAAAATCGTTATACGCCACGCCGGCGTTTCAATTGCCGGCGTCGGTAGCGTGTGTCATCCTTCTCTTATCCAAGTTAACGGACTTGGTGTTAAGGAGATGATATGAAAATTACCGAGGTAGACTTCGAACGACTTATTACTTGCCAAATGGAATTTGCTGGCAATGATGGTTGGGTTAAACAAACAAACCGATTTGATGACGACATCAATTGGTCACACAAATTCATTTACTGGGTTGATACTTATGTAAGCGCATTAGTAGCAGTTCAATACCTAGTAGATGCAAAGCAGGATTATTCAATTTCTTATGATGCTGCAACTGCTGACTGGGTAATTACAACAAACTACGCAGGTTATTCGATAGTCGCACTATGAGCCTAAAGGAAGCAGGACTTATGTGGGTGTGGTCATTACTTGGAATTTTTGCTTTGATTTGGATTTATGTTGGGATCAAGGCTCAAGCCGAAGCACGTTATTACTGGATTGGTCGTCGGGATGGTTGGAATATGCACCGCCGTATGATCGAAAACAAAGTGCAAGTAGATAAGGTGTTTGACTATGAACAGAACTGAGGATTTATTTGACGAGGTGAGGGTCACGTTGTCGCAGAGAGGTAGCGTCTATGGTTCAAGTAGAACAAATCACGAAAGAATCTCAGAACTTTGGAGTGCTTACCTTGGCGATTACATCTCACCAATGCAAGTCAGTATCTGTATGCTGCTCGTCAAAGTCAGTCGTCTTACAGAATCACCTAACCATCTCGATTCAGTTAAGGACGGAATCGGCTACCTTGCAATATACAATCAAATACTTAAGGAATACGATACAGAGTATAAAGGTGAAGTAGATGGCATTTAACTTAGACGACTACGAGACAGTAGAGGTGAGACTTGCTCGATTTATTAGCGATTATCCTGATTTCCGTATTGATACTCAACTTGTTGAGGCTTCCGGCACTCGTTTTATTGTCCGTAGCGCAATTTATCGGACATATGCTGACGCAGTTCCTTTCTCGACTGGTTTGGCTTTTGAGGTTATTACGGATAGAGGCGTCAATTCTACATCTGCGCTTGAAAATGCAGAAACGTCAAGTTTGGGACGCAGCCTTGCTAACGCTGGCTACGCAGCCAAGGGCAAGAGAGCAAGTCAGACCGAGATGGCAAAGGTTATTCAAGGTGAACAAAAGCCTTTGACCTTCAAGGAAAAACTTGATTCTAGGCAATCCGTCAAAGAAACCAATGAACCGGTTGAGCGGAGAGAACCTCAGCCGGTTTCTTGGGGAATAGGTGATGCTGTTAATGCAATGAGTAAAGCCAATCCTAAAGAACCTGAAGCGTGTGAGCATGGTCACATTCTTAAGCAGGGCATATCAAAGGGTAAGGGAAAACCTTACTACGGATATGTATGCAAAAAAGGTGTAGATACACACGCTAAGTGGGCTAAACAAACCTCAAATGGAATTTGGTACTTTGAGGAAGGATATGAAAATGGCTAAAGAGTATCCATTGGTAATAGAGGAAATGTCCATAGATGATAAAGGTTATTTTCTAAAGACATGCAAGGGCATCAAGTTTCGAATAATCAGATGCCAAGGCGATTGTAAGGAGAATGATTAAATGGGCGATATGGAAATGATTGATGAACATGGAGTTAAAGCCACGTTCAAAGATGATGGCGTGCATTTAGATATTGTGCCGCTATCTGAGTGCTGCGAAATGTGCAATGACCCACGCATGATTGATATGAATGGCGTCAAAGTCTGTCCATTTTGTAGCAGCATAAATCATATCGATTACCCACATGTCAACCCAATCTCGTAAACACCGAGGTTACAGAACTCAGCGGGTAGTTGCAGAATACCTTCGGGCTTGGTATCCATATGCCGAGCCTACCGGTGCAGGTCGTCAAGGGAGTGACATCCTAGGCACTCCTTTTGACGTAGAGGTTAAAGCAGTAACAAAATTTAGCCCTTTAGGCTGGATAAAGCAGATAAAAGAGCGTAAATCCGATAAACTTGCCTTCGTAGTATTGCGCTGCAATGGGCAGGGCGAGAAGGTTGAGGATTACGTGGTACTAATTCCAATGAGTGAGTTTATGAGGGTACTACATGACTGAACCAATACGCTGCAAGAAATGTGGTCTTTGGTTAATGGAAGGTATGACCTGTTCTGTATGCGTAAAGATCAATGCCCTGAGTGTTTGAAGTACAACACCAATACCAGTAATTACAATAAAGATTACTTCCATGAATGTAATGATTGCGGTCATGAATGGAGTGAGGGTTATGGCTAAAGAATCAAATGACATTGATTGGGAATATCAAAATGCCCTTAGAGAACAATGGCTTAATGACAACCCTGATGCAGGTTACATAGGCTGGATGAGCATATGAAAGAGACAGATGAGCGTTATACGCCAAGTTGCGTATTCGAAACCCTTGGGATTGAGTTTGATTTAGACCCATGCTCGCCTTCGGGTGGAATACCGAATGCCCCAATTAAATATTACTATACCGCCGAGGATGATGGTTTATCAAAAGAATGGTTTGGCAACGTGTGGGTAAATCCGCCATTTAGCAATCCGAGACCATTTATGGAAAAACTAGTTGAACATGGCAGCGGAATTGCGTTAGTTAGAATTAGTCAAAGTCAATGGGCAAAAGATTTGTGGAACAAAGCAGATGGCGTTATCTTAAATGACAAAAGACTTAAATTCAATAGACCTGATGGAAGGTTAATTGGCATACCAGCAGTAACTTTCATGTTTGCTTTTGGTGTTGAAAACGCTAAAGCATTACAAAACTTCAAAGAATATAAAACAAGATGAGCCAAGGCGGATGGGATGAGACATGGGCGGAAGGAGATGACTTAAGAATAAGTTGTACTTATATGTGGTGTA